ACCGTCGAGAATTGACCGGCCGTAGCATTTGGCACAACGGTCGTGTTAATCGTCGCAGAGATTGACGGGGCTACCGTCGAGAATTGACCGGCCGTAGCATTTGGCACAACGGTCGTGTTAATCGTCGCAGAGATTGACGGGGCTACCGTCGAGAATTGACCGGCCGTAGCATTTGGCACAACGGTCGTGTTAATCGTCGCAGAGATTGACGGGGCTACCGTCGAGAATTGACCAGCCGTAGCATTCGGCACAACAACTGCTGACGCTCCCCCTGTCTGTGCCGGTTGACCGAACTGGCCGGCGATAGCAGGAGCGGCAACGAGCGATGCCGCCAATACCGTGACGGCGATGGTCGAGAATAAATTAGCAATTGCGTTGACGGAGGCCTGTACCCAAACGGAGGCTGTCGCCGCCACCGTCGAAAATAAACCCGCGACTGCAGCGGGCGTTATGGTCGTGCTGATAGCGAGCGACGGGTCAACAGTTAAGAACTGCCCATCGACATCGGCTGGCGTGTACCATTCAGCGGCCGTTGTGGACGGGCTGTTCGGGGCCGCAAGCGCCCCGGCGACAGCGTTTGGCGTAATCGTAGCGTCTGCCATTGATTGCCTATGCTTAGAAGTTCATCGTCACCACAGTGGCGAGATGGGGGCCGACAGATAGATTCTGAGTTGCCACGACGGTTTGGGTGACCGGAAAGTATGCCCCGGCAAGTGCGGCGAGGGCAACGGTGACGGGGCTGCTGGCCGCAACGTACTCGCTTGCCCCGATTGAGGGCGGGTTGTCGTAGGCCGTGCCGATAATGTCCGTCGTGAAATTCATCGGAGCCGCGTCGCCCTGCGTATATGTTCCCGTGTGGTAGAGCCCCGAGCCGGTGCCCGCGATGCGGAAGTCTTCGGAGCCCGGCGTGACGTTCTGGAATTGTGTCGTATTCTTGGCCATACTCGTCAGCCCGCTTGAGCCGGTCGTGTCGGACGAGGCACAGGTCGTCATGGAGTTGACGGTGGTATAGGCGGCATGCGACCCGGAGGCGTAGCAGTTCTTCATCGTCAGGGCTGTGCCCGATCCGATGACCCCGTTGTAATTGCCCGCAAAAACGGAGTTGTAGCAGTAGACGGGTTGTGCCGTCGCTAGATATAGTCCAGCATTATTCGAGGTGGCGTATGTTCCGTGACCGCAGTCGATGTGATTCCAGATATAGACCGTCAGGTTCGCGGCAGTCGCGCCAAAGGTTAACCCAGGTTCCGAGTATGAATTATTGGCGGCTCCTTGCGTCAGGCAGTCGGAGAGTATCAGGACTGAACCGGACTGGGCTGCGTTTACGTAGAAATTGTACTGGGCCGCGCTGACGGACGAATGACCGAATTGAAGGCCATCTATGATGACGTAGAACTGGACGTTTGAGGATGGATGAAAGCTCGCGGCATTAGTGACATAAACCCCATAGGCAGCCGTGGTCTGGTGTCCCAGATGCCGAGCCGCTGCCGTGGTGTGAATCCAGAGCCAGTTTGTGATCTTCGATTTCGGGAGATTTGCCGTTACCGCAGTCGTGTCCCATGCTGACCACGAATTGTCTACTTTTATCTCTGCGGTGTAGCCGCTAGACGCAGTGAGGTCGGGATAAGTTCCGTAGAGAGCGGCAAGAGCGCCCTGGAGAGTTGTCCAACTTGTACCGGAGTTCGAACCTGTCGGAGTGACGGTATAGACCAAAGGTGAAATAGCCATGCGTTACCTCACTACCGGGTGCGCCCCGAGGTCCGGCGCCGTGCCGTAAAGGACGCGCACCCCATCTGAATTGCTGTAGAGCCAAATCGACGCCCCGTCATTCCACGTCATCGGCGAGGCGAGCGTGATGACGTTATTCACATAATCTACCGCCTGAATCTGGACGATGTTTCCGACCGTTCCGATCGCTATCCAGTCCGGGAACAACGTCACGCCGTGAGTCAGCGCAGATCCCCACGTTCCGTCCTGGAAGAATAGGGCATCGGGAGTTCCATTCGGGTAGCCGTAAGCCGCCGATGGAGCGCCAACGCCAACAACCAGCGTGGTCGAACCGGCACCCGCTCCGACGGCGTGCGTCAGCGGTTCCGCTGCGCCGATGCAGGGCGACCCGGCTTGTAGGGTCAGGTCCGGGAGTAGCGCGTTAGTCGGGTCGAGGACTGTCTTTTCCGGATTCGTGAACTCCGGGTCGCCGTTCGCTGTTAGCCAGTTGCTCTCAATCCTATTTGTTCCGGCATAGGCCGGATAAACGTCCGTTCCTCCGCCAGACTGATAAACGATGTTGTTAATGATGGCGTTTCCGTCGAACTGGTAGCCGCCATACCAGCGTATCCCGCACCCCTCCCATTGGTTAGCCAAGTAGGGAGCCCCGATGTTGTTATAGCGCCCGCTATTGAAGATGGTGTTGTTGAACACCCGATTGGCGTTGGCGACGCCGTAGGCAGGGGCGGGCGATTGGTACTTCATCAGGATTCCGTTGTTCTGGGCGTGGTAGATATCGTTATAGCGGACGATGTTCCCAGAGGTTGTTAGGCATAGACAGTCGCCCCCATCATCCTCCGAGGGAGGGCCAGCATATCCAAGGCGATTGCTTTCGATTAGCGCATATTGGTGCGGGGCCTGATAGCAGTCCATGCTTAGTACGCGATGACCCCAGAGCGGAGTAGAAACAGCAGGCGGCACGGAATCGGGGCCATAAAGAGGCTGTACGCCCGACCAGGGTTCGTTCCCCTCGTTGTGCATATAATTGTGTTTAAAGACGTTGTACTGGGAGAACACCTCTATACAATGATGCCCGGCGTTGTAGATAACGCCATTCTCTACCGTGTTGTTGCCGCTAACCCAGTCGTATCCAGGGATGCCGATCTGTAGGCCCATCGTCGCGGCAACCTCCGTAGGAGACACCTCGTAGAGATGTCCTGTGTTCCGAAGGACGTAGTGATGGAGCCAGTTGTGGACGTTCGGCGTAATCGGGGCGTTCGATGTCCACCAGCCCGTATATCCGTTTCGGTTAGCGTTGATATCCGTATAGGCGATTTCATTATAGGACGCGCCCCCGACCAAGACGAGCGGACGCCCGTAGTCCTGTGTTATTTCGGTGTTAGGTGGGCTATCTACATTGATACCCCAAATCTTATGCCAACTCACTGCGGACAGCAGGATACCGTAATAATACCAATACACCGGGGCCGCATGGCCGGGAATGCCGGTATCCTTGAAATGGATGACGGGCGTTTCGCCCGTGTAGTTTATCCAGGTGATTTTCGCAGACTGCGTGCCCGAGTGGACCGGAGCAAGCGGGCAGTTGTATGTCCCGCCCCGCAGAATAACCGTGTCTCCGGCGGCGGCGTTGGCGTTGGCCGTGGCCAGCGAACAGCAGGCCACGCTCGTGAGCGGGGTCGTGCCGTAGGCGCTGGCCCAGGACGCCGTCCCGGTGGGGCTCACCCAATAACCGGGCCCCCCCGACCCACCCCCGCCGATCGTCGTAAATATTGTCGGTATCGGCTGAAACATCGACCCGGCAAGGAACGCGGGCGACGGCGAGATGGAAAGGCCCGCTATGATGCGGACATTTCCGGTCGATAACGCGGGTGACATCTTCGTTCATCCTCTTCCGGAATTCGGGCACGTCTCGCACGGCAGTTCAATCTCCGCGAGATGCGCCCGCCAATCTGCTGTGAGTGGAATGCCTTTGCCGGGGTTCTTCAGGCCCCATGCAATACAGCACCCGTAGAGCGTGCTGTTGAAGCAGGAAACCATGTCCGACTCATACCACCAGCACGGCGTCCCTGGATAGGGTGGCGCGGCGTAGGGGAAGTGGTAGGAAATCTCATTCCATCGCAGACCGATGTGGCCTTGCTCCGCCATGTACTTGCCGACCGCGACACACGCTTCGGTGTTCGTGCGGGTGCCGTAGCGCATGACAAACTCATCCGTGTAGTGGGAAAGATAGACGCGGTGGTACTTCATCAACAGCGGCAATGCCTCGGGATGCTCCTTGAACAGCCAGCCGTTCGTCACGAGCATCACGTCGTCGCATTGAAAGATATCGGCGAGGCGGTTCGATATCTCCGCGAACTGTGAGTGCATCGTCGGCTCGCCGCCCGTGATTTCGAGCGTCTTGATAGGCCCGATGAGCGACCCGATGCGCCGCAACTCGTCGAGCGGCAGTTCCCGCCATTCGATGCGCGGGTCATACCACGCCAACTGCTCGCGCACGATACAGTTCGGGCACCGCCGATGGCAGACCCGTGTTATCGGAATCTGTATCCGCTCGACCGTGCGCGTCTCTGAGAACTTCATCGCTCGTCAACTTTTACGACCCAGATTGTCTCCGCAGTGTCGGGCTCTCCGAATCGCTCTGTCACCGCTTCCTGCACGCTATGCCAATGCCAGTCATGGCCGCAGAGTATCCGCTTCGCCTTCGGGAGCCAGGCCTCGATGTCCGCCTTCACGGATTCATAGCCGTGATTGCCGTCGATGAACACCATGTCCACCGACTTGTCGGGGAACAGCGCCGCCGCCTCAAGGCTCGTCATGCGCTTCACCTCAAGGTTCGGGAACTCGCCGACGTTCACTATGAACTCGTCATACACATCGTGGTCCGGCACTTCAACGGTCGGACTCCGCACTTCGTTCGGCGAGCCCAGCCAGGTGTCGACCGCCGTGACTTTGCCCTTGCACCCGGACAGCAGAGCGTGCGTCGAGCGGCCTTTCCAACTGCCGACCTCGACGATGCTCTCCATCCGCTTCGCAGTCTCGAAGAGCCAGTTCAACTCCGGCACGGTCATCCACCCGCCGATTTCGTTTGTATAGAGTTCATGCTCCTCGCGCATCTTGACCAACATCGCCGCCGCCTCGTAGTCGCTTCGCCCGTATGACCACTTCCCGATATGCGAGAGAGGGATTGACGGGTCGGCCCAGACCTTGAAGCCGAGTTTGCGGACGCGACGGCAGAACGATAAATCCTCGCCCTCTTCCTTGCCGTTTGCGTCGAGCCCGATGCCGAACGGCGTGCCGATGTTCAGCACGACCTCCGGCGTGAACTGCTCCAGCACCCGGCGCTTGACGAGCAGGAAGCCCGCGCCCATCGCGTCGACCTCAAACAGTCCGGTGCGGGGGATGTCCCAGCGCGTGTGGAACATATTCTTCTCGTCCAGTTTCATGATGAGCGGCCGCGCCTCGCGCTCCTTGCGGAAATAGACGCCGCCCACAACGTCGAGGTCGTGTTTCATCAGCCGATAAATGCCATATGGCGGGAACGAGATATCGCTATCCAGCCACATCAGAAAGTCGGCATTCGTGACGTTCAGGAATGACATCGCCATGTCGTTCCGCGATGCGGAGATAAGCGAGCATTCGTTCGTCAGCACCTTGTGCCCGATGCCGCGCTCATCAAAATACGAGCGCGCCGCGAGCAACGAGTGTAGGCACTCCGGCTCCAGTTGGCCCCGCATGACCGGGACCGCCAGTAAGACAGTCGGCATATAGCCCTCCTCGAAAGTTATTTGGTCACCGAGCCTCCGACGCCGAGTGGCGCAGGTGTGACAGTCACGCTCACCGAGTCCGCCGTGACTGTCTTATGCACAACCGTGCCGACGGGCGCGGCACTCAGATTCTGGCCCTCCAACGCATTGTCTTTTTTAACCTTGACCTTTGTTTCCGGAACGCGAGATTTGTCCATTGCTGGCTCTCCTATTCTGACCCCGATGCGGGCCATTATCGTGTTCAACGCAGACGGGTGCGTCATCACCTGACCCGTTGCCGGGTCGATCGTGATAGCCAAATCATCCAAGAGCGCCGCCATCGAAAAGTCCTTGCGGTCAGTGATGGCAACGTCGGATAGCCCATGTTCAATGAGCCACCCTTGAACGATGGCGCGGGAGCCGTCGTTGCCTGCTCGGGCGGAGAATATCCTCACTTCAATGCCGGACTGCTTCAGCGTGCGGAGGAATGAGACGACTTCTTCGTTGTCCGCCCCGTAGGTCTTGCCGTTCCCGGAGGGGAACTTCACGAGAGCCCCGTCGAAATCAAACCCAACCCACCCGTTCATGACCCTATGTCAGGACAGGTGGATGATGCCGGCCGTGGACCATTGAACCGTGAACGTGCCGTTCGTGGCTGTCTGCGCTCCGCCGAAATCGAAGTAGCAGATGAGGTTGTCGGTCGAGGCCGCCCCGGTGGACTTGTACACGACAGCGCCCGTTGCGGTCAGCGTAACGCTGGACCACGCGACGTTCGCCCCACCCCATTGACCCCAATGGTTCGTGGTGTCGGTCGTGACGGTGAGGGTCGTGATAGAGACTCCGCCCGTGGTGTAGTTGGTCGTGCTGACTTCGCTCGTGACGCTGGACCGGAACTGGTGCGACGAGAGGGCTGTGTAGCCGTTAACGAGCAGACAGTACACGGTCGCGGTCGTGAGGTTGATAGCCGCATCCATCACCGAGGACTTGAAATAATCATACAGAAGGGATGCCATTTTTTACCTCCATGTGGTAATGGTCTGTATCGCAAGGGTCATGGTAACATGACCGTCTTGTCGTCGAATGTTTCTTCTTTTCATTTTGCCAGCGGTGGGTTCTCCACCATCTTGTTCATCGGCGGCACGCTGACGAACTTCGCGATGCCCTGCGAGACCCAGACGGCGGCGCAGTCCGCCGTGACGCTCCGCCGCTCGCCGCGATGGGCGCACTTCCAATCGACGAGGAACTCGACCTCAATCGTTGTGGGTGACAATGCGCCTCTCCACGATCTTAAGAGAGTGTAACAGTCGAAGTTCTTGATAAGTCTCATAAAAGAACTGCCACTTTTGCCGAGTTTCTGGCTTACCGTAGGTTAGGGAATGGCAAGAATCGCACAGAGCAATGAGGTTGATCTGGTCTTCGTTTTTCTTATCTCCGTCAATATGGTGAACGGGCAATGCTCGCCAAGTAGCCACCGCCCCGCAAAATTGGCACAAATGCTTATCGCGCTGGCGAACTTCATATCTAGTGCGTCTCACAAATGCGCTCGTATAGGGTTCATAGGAGGCGCCTCCATTCCATGTCGGACTCTTCTCCCCGCTTCGCCCATACATCGGATTTCCTGGACCAGTACACCCGAGACGGAAGCAAGAGCGAGAACAATAGATACGCTTCTGGTCAGGGGTTTGTGTTGCGGGAACAAAAATCAACCTCCCGCAATGGGTGCAAGGAATAGCGACTTTCTCCTCCCAGCGATAGTTATTCGCCCCGCATAGCCATAGGTGATAGCAACGACTAGAACAAAAATTCCTTGCGTTGTTTGTTCGATATTGCTTACCCATGAACACTCGTCCGCATTGCTTACAGGCATATTCCCTGGTCTTGCCCTTCCAGCGCGGCGCACCTTTGCCGGATTGAAAAACGCCTAAGCATTTCTTAGAGCAACAGATTGCGGGGCGTTTGTTGATGAAATAATTGCTCACATAAAACGGCTCCCCGCAAACAACGCACATAATAATGACGCCTTTTTTGCTCATGCTTTTGATATCTTGCGTTCCATATCTACAAATAGTGGCTCCCAAAACTTTGGGAATACGTTGTCCCAGTCATACTCCAGAATGCCGCTTCGGACCTTCTGCGCTATCGCGCCGCGGTCGCACGGCTTCACGGCCGCGTAGCCTTCTTCGAGCGCATCCAGCACGGCCCCGGCGTCACAGCGGAGGCGGAAGCCTTCCGTACCGAGCCACTCGCGGTCGGCGAACTTGTCCGTCTTGATGAGCCAGCCGGTCTTGCAGAGTTCCGGCCCGCTGGTCGTATCGGTCACGACGACGGGAACGCCGCACGCCTGAGCCTCGATGATGGGAACGCCGAAGCCTTCGCCGCGTGTCGGGAGCGCGAATAGGTCGAACCCGTTGTAGATATTCGCCATCATCGTCGCGTCGATCCGGCCCATCCACATCGCGCCCTGGTCCGGCCATAGCACCCAATCGTTGATGCCGATGTTCTTGGCGATTTGCTGATAGTTGAGCGTCTCGGCGAGAATCCCGCCAGCGTGTGAGTGCAGATAGAGCCGCGCTTCTTCGTGCCGCTCGTGGAACACTTTGAACGCCTGCATGAGCGGGATGTAGCCCTTGCGGTCATCGCCGTAGTTAAGCCCGACGGCACCGATGAGGAACTCGCCGCCCTTGAGCCCGACGGCCTTGCGGAACGCCTCGCGCCCGGCTGGGCGGATCGTGAACACCGACGCGTCCATGCCGAGCGGCGCGTAGATAGGCCTTAGCCCCATCGCCTCAAGTTCTCGGATAGCGTGCCGCGTCGGGCCGATGACGATTCCCGGCTCGACGAATATCTCTTTCATGCGCTCCGATATCCATTCGGAGTCGATGTACGCGACGGCCGCCCATTGCTCTTTCGGGAACAGACGGTGGCCGCACATCGTCCAGATGTCCCACGACGTGAAAACGTAATCGAACTTCTCTTGCTCCATCATCTTGTTGATGTAGTAGCCGTTCGTGCCGTCGAACACATCGATGCCCTGGACTTCCTCGTAGAGTTTGCCGAGCAGGGTGGACGGGTCTTGATGCGCGTCAACCGCCGTGCCAACCTCATCGACCAACTCCATCATCCGGGCGCGGTCATACCAATAATGCCACCCGGTCGTCTGATGCTTCGTGGCGATTCGGACGTAGTGACCCGCGTCCGTCAGCCGCCGCACCGCTTCAGCGGTGACGATGCCGTATGCGGTCTTGCAGTCCGGCTCGCTCGAACTCCAAATAATTCTCATTCATGCTCCTGGTCGGAAGGGCGGGGGGCCGTTGCCGACCCCCCGACTTCCTGATATCGCTTCTGAGTTTGCACTCCTGCTTCTGCTTACATTGAGGGGACGGTGGACTGTTTGTAGCGTGCCCGCCCGCCGATGAGAGTGACGATGCCGAGTTCGGTTCCCGAGCCGTTGTTCGTCGTTCCGAGGAACGAAACGTACTGGAAGCCGTTGCCGGCGTCGAGGTCCTGACCTCTGACCTGGCAAACGAGCGCGAACGTGCTGGCCGTCCCGCCGACCACGGTGGCCGTCGCACCCGTGACCGTCTTGGAGCCGGACCCCGTGGAGGTCGAGGCCTGATACGCCTTCAGCGTCAGCGTCGAGCCGGAGGCGAGGGCCGAGCCGGAGAGAACGCCGACCAGAAGGTCATAGTTGGCCATGTTGGCGTAGGTGGTCGTGATGGTGCTTTGACCGATGGAGACGTGATAGCCTCCGTACAGCACGTCGTATTGCTGTGTGAAATAGTGAATGTTGCCCATATTTGGGTCTCCTTGTTAACTGTGTGTGGCGATCGTGACAAACGGGCTCACGGTTGTGGACCCGTTCTTCGGCGTGATTGCCGAGGACAGCATCGGCTGTCCGTCCACGCGGAACGTGATTCGCCAGAACGTCTCATCTGTGACGTAGCCGTAAGAACCGGGAACGTGCTGAGACGCATCGATGATGATTGACCTGTCGGCTATCAGGTAGTGGGCGAAATCGGCGAGAATCAAATCGCCGAACGTGCCGAGTGCCGTGGCTTGCTCGGTAACGATAAATGGCCGCCCGAGGATTGTGTTCTGCCCCATGTCGATGTGATTGGCGAGCGCCGTGTCGCTGCGCTTGAGTTTGATGAGGGAGGCGAGCGCGCCGGGGCTGACGAGCCACACGGCCCGCTTCCAACTGTCGGGGAGGAAACGAGCCGCTACACCGGCGATGTCCTCGTAGTAGATATCGGTGGATGTCCCAGCGGCACGGACTGTCTTGATGAGCGCGGGGCAATTGAGAATCCCGAGCGGTTGGCCGGCGCCGGAGCCGCGAATGAACGCGGCGTCCTCGACAAACGCCAGAGCGCGGCCGATGAAGGTGCGCATGAGGTTGCCGAAGTTGTCAACGTCGGCCATGAGTTCGTTCGCCGTGAAGAACCCGCCCCCGAGTTTGTGTGGCGTCATTTCAACATCTCCGAACTTGATGCCGGAGATGACGCTCGCGCCGCTGATGGCGGTCGCCGGGGCCATCCATGTGAACGTCACCCCACCGTAGATGTAGGTGGAGCGGTCGCTTTCAACGATGGTCCGCACGTGGAGCGAATCGGTGTGCGCTTTCAGCACCACCGCCCGAGGCCGGACGATGGCATCCTCCAGCGCAACCGCCATGATTTGAGAGGCCCATTCCTCAGGGATGAGGAAACCGCCGAGAGAATCATCCGACATAGCAAGGTGCCCAGTCTTGACGAGCCGACTGTCGGACGCTTGACCAATGCTGACGGCGCGGGCGCGGACTAGAAATTCACCGAGACTCTTGAAGCCGCCCGTCTTTGTATCGTAATCCATTTTCTGCTCCTAGCGTCAGGACGTGGTCGAGGCGAGTCCGACGAACGGGGAATAGGTGGCGGAGTTGTCCTTCAAGGTCAACTTCGTCTGGGGCCAGCATTGCCCAGCGACGCGCAGAACGAACCGCCATGCGGTCTCGTCGTAGTCGAATCTGATGTGCGTGGAGGCGTCGATGGTGATGGCCTGGCGATCGCCGATGAGGTAGTAGGAGAAGTCGGCGAAGATAATGTCGTTTGCGGTTGCGAGATGGGGCAGTTTTTCCGTGATGAACACGGGCCGGCCCAGGAGCGTCCAGTTGATGCCGAGGTGTGCATCCGGCTGAAAGACCAGGATGCGGGTATACTCGGTCGAGAGATACTTGGTGCCCATCGTGATGAGTTCGGGAATGAGGCTCGGGTTGATGACCCAGACCGCTCGATTGAGCGACGTGGGGAGCATGGCCGCATACATCTTGGCGATGTCGTCATAGGAGATGTGCGACACGACGGCCCGATAGACGGAAGAGAGACAGCCGCAGTTCAGGACGCCCAGGGGCATACCGGCACCGGAGCCACGCAGGAAAGCGTAGTCCTCGTTCCACGCCCACGCCTTCGCGAACTGCCGCTTGAGCATCGGCTCCAGCGCGATGGCGCTGTCGGCGAGCAATTCGTTCGAGGCATAGGTGATGCCGGCCAATTTGTGCGGCGTCAATTCCATCTGACCGAACAGCGGTGCGGTCCCAGACTTCTGGGCCGCTTCTGCCGTCCAGTAGGCGATGATGCCGCCGAACAGGGACGAGACGTGGCTCGTGTCGGCGACATAGGGGATTTTCAGCGAGTCGGTCGTCATCGGAATGACGGTCGGCCCGCACCGGCGCACGATTTCATCTTCGATTGCCAGTTCCTGCAGGTCTGCCCTATAGACCTCAGGGACGAGGAAACCGCCCATTGAGTCGTCGGCGATTTCCGAGTGTCCCGTCGTGCCGGCCCCGCCTTTCTCCTCGACGTAGAGTTTGGCGAGACGCGGGTCGAGAGTGCCCGACTTGCGGGACCGATAGATGGAGTCCAAGAAATACCGGAAGCCCTTGAACTCCTTGGCGGCTTCATTCGCCGCTTTTTGCTTTTCCTCGGGGATGAGGAATTTCTTATCGGCTTCCTTGATTTTGGCCTCTGCGTCGGCGCGCTGTTCCTTCATAGCGTCGGCGACGTACTTGCCCACCGCCTCGTTGACGGCGAGTTTGACGGCCTCGTCGATTTGAGCATTAGCCTGTTTGGTTTCGTCGCTCATAAAATTATCCGATGCTGGCTTTGGATTTCGGCGTGTCGTGCCGCCCGCCGCGCTTCGTGCGTCCTGACATCTCCAGCCGCCTGTTCACCGGCTGACACTTCTCACGGAGTGTCTCCACCGGGTACTGGTGCGGCCTGATGTCTCTAGAGCCGGAGCGGGGTGCTTGCCGAATGAGAGCCGAGGCCAGCAGATGTATCGTCATAGTAAAACGCTGTCGTCGGGGATGTCCTCGGCGACCTGAAATTTATGTTCCATGTCTTTATTGCCCAGCGGATGCGTGAGCCGGAACTTCGTTTGGCACTTCGCGCACTTCACAACGGCGGTGCGGCGTCCGAGTTCATCGAATGCATCACGCGCTTTTCCGACGAAGCCGCATCCGGGGCATACGATTTCGATTTGGCTCATGTCAATGTGTATTGAGGCATCCCGTTGTTTGAATCAACGGACTGGGTGCCGTTGCCTATGGTCCCGCCTCCCCAATAAGGAGTCGTTATCGGATCCCAATGAGGCCAGTATCCCGGCCATTGATAAGGCGGATATGACGGCCAATGCTCGATGACCCGGATGATGGTCGTCGGAGGCTGTGTCGTCAGCGCCTCGACCTGTTTCTTCAGGGCTTCGAGTTCGCGGAGCAGGTCCGCATGTGTCGGTTGCTTTTTCATCTGACCTTACCTCTCAGTTTATCAACGGCGAGAGCGATGCCCTCGTTGATTTGCTTCCGCAGTTCTTCGGGCGGGATGGCCTTCAGAATATCGAGCGCCACCTGTTTCACCATCTCCTTGTCGAGCGGGATGGCGGCTGGCGGGTTCAACTTTTCGGGCTGTTCAACTTTCGTGAACACTTGCTTTTCTTGAACAACAGCGGGTAGAGCGCGAATCATGTCCTGTGTATCAAGAATCTCGCCCAGGATGTTCTCGTACATCCCGATGGTCTCGTCGTGCATGGCGTCGCGAAGAGCATCAGAGCGAGACAAGTTTACCACAAACGGAATCATCGTGTCCTCATACACCGCTTGAGCGATGGTATCGTGGATTTCCTTGTGGTCGTTGACCCAGGCGCGCGCCGTCTCCATCGTCCACTTGTCTTTGTCGAACAGGTAGGTGATGATTTTCTTGCAGTCAACGCAGTACAGCGATTTGATGCCCTTCGCGTCGGACAACGACATCGTGCGAATTTTGTGACCGCTATGGTCGCCCTTGTCCACGGGGATGCGGATGTAGTTCTCCGTCACCTCGGGCTTGCCGACCGCCTCGTCGAGTGCCTTCTCGACAACGGGTTCGACGGCCTCTTTCGCCATCTCGACAGTCGCGGACGAGTCCGGCGCGTCGGGGTTGAATTCTTTCGCCGTCGCGGCGGAGATGATACCCTTGCCGACAGCCAGAGTCAGCGCCTCGGGGCATGACGGGATAGGCACGGCGCTGTATTCCAACAGTTCCCACTTCTTGTAGATGCGTCGCGGTGTGTCATCGCCCGCCTTCTGCACCGGCTCTTCCCACTCGATCGGGATGAAGCCGATAGACCATGCGCGGCAGAGCGGTCCGCTCCCGCCGATGTCCTCCGTATAGGCGCGATAGACCTCTTCGGCCTTCGCGGAGTTGGCAAACACCGTCTTGGCGAGGATACCCTTGCCGTCTTTGCGGAGCCACATATTCTTCGCCACCGGCAGGGAGTGGTAATCATGCCCGAACGGCACGACCGGGTTCTCGCGGAAGTGCTTCTCCTGCAGACCGTCCGGCAGGATGACCTCGCCGTCGCGGTCCTTGACGCCGGTCGTGATGTATGACACCACGGACCGCTCGGAGGGGTTCGACTCGACCGTCTCGGAGGTGCCGTACTTGACGACAATCTCCAGGTCGTCTTTCTTGATTTTCAGTCGCTGGGCAACCTCGGCGGCCTTGTCGGGATATACATCGACGAATTTCTTTCTCTCGGTAACAAAATCCATTGCCTGTCTCCTTTTACTTCAGCGAGAATTCTCCTCGCTTGTGGGCCTGCTTCAAGGCCGCGTTTATCTCCGGGAGGTGCTTCCCGTACCAGATGCGGAACACCTCGGGGTTCACTTTCAATATTTTTGCCATCTTGTCCATGTCATAGACCTGGGCGTTCAGGAACTCGACGACCTTCTTCAAGTCGATGTCCGGCAATGCGTCCGGCGACACGACGCTCGACGGATACGTCTCCATCAGCGTGCGCAGTATCGCCTTGACCTTGCCCTGCTGTTGGTCCATGATGCGGTTCATGGTGTGCGCGCCGGCGTTGACCCACTTCAGCAACCGCTCCAGGTTCAGGTCGAGTTCAAGAGCGATTTTCTCGCCCGTCCAGGAGAGCGTCTCGGTCATGTACTTCCATGCGACCCAGCGCTCCAATGCCTCTAGCGTGTCATACTTCCAATCGGTCATGTTTCCTCCTCTTCGCTTTCGCTTTCCGCCTCTTCGATCTCCGGCACGATGGGTAGAATACAGCACCGGCAGTTCGGATGGTCGGGCGGCTCGTTCTCGCCGTCAGAGAAGTCCTCATCGAGCGCGACGACCTCGCCATCGAGTACGGCGCAATCTTCGCAGTTGTGGACAAGGATGCCGTTAGCAAAATATGTATGTGCGCCCTCAACTTCCAGATTGAACACAAAGAATGGTTGACTTCCGAGGACGAGAGTGGTATAATAACTATAGATACCATGTATATATGTGCTTATTGCCACAAGCAATTTATCCCAGCTTATCAATTGCAAACTCGCTCTCGCCCTAAGTATTGTTCTCGGACGTGTTACCATCGAGCCACGAAATTTGGGCAAACCAAGACGTGCCCAGTTTGTGGCAAAGCGTTCTATGCCTACCCCTCCCATAGGGACAAAACGCATTGCTCGCGGGCTTGCTTGGCCGCTTCGGCTCCGATCATTACGAAGACCTGCCCGGTCTGCGGGAAGAATTTTGAGGTTCATAAGTCTATCGCTCATCGCTATAAGGTTTGCAGTTGGGCCTGCCGGACAAAGTTCCTCGTGCGGAAAATATGCCCCCGATGTGGGAAACAATTCGTCGCATATACGCCTCGGATGAAGCATTGCTCGGAAGCCTGCCGTCGCCCACCAGTATTCGTTGACTGCTTGAACTGCGGCAAGAGATTTAGAACGACACCATCGACAAACGCAGAGCGAAGATTCTGTTGCTTCTCGTGTTGCCGCAAATATCACGGCGAGACTTCGATTGAGCGTGCGGTTCGTGAAGCCCTGGAGCGTTTGCGTATTCCTTTCAGCCCAGAGCATCCCGTCGGGAGACTCAGCGTTGACTTTTATCTGCCTCAGCAGAACGCGTGCCTTGAGATAGATGGAACGTATTGGCATTCTGACCTGGCGAAAGATGCCAAGCGCGACGCGAGGTTGCGTGAACTTGGCTATCTTGTTTTCCACATTGCCGAGAGTGAAATAAAAAACGCGAGTGACCTGGACGACTTGATTGTCACTCGTCTTCAGTCGGCTCCCATGTCGTAGGGCTTGAATTTCCCGCCAGCCATAGCCAACTTCATACACCGGATGCTCGGCAGTTGCCGTCAGCCGTCGCCCATCGGATGTCTCTATCTCGATCATCTTGCCAGCATATCTGCGCCGCATAGTCCGCGAGACCCGTCGCCAGCCCGCATGAGTAAGAACTTCGTCGCCCTTCTGGATATCCTGGATATGCGTCTCTCCGCTTCTGGTGATGACATTCGTGTTCGCCGGAAAACAGGTCAAATCATCCTCACTCGCCATCCATTCCTTTGATTCCAGCCCGCTCTGCTTGTACGTCTCGACCGCCGCGGCGTTCGATGCGCGCAACGTCTCGGTGCGCGCTATGCGCTCGGCGCGATATCGGTCCCACGACTGGAACATCTCCGTGATGCGCCGCGTGAGGTCCGGAATGCCTTCTCCGGCTATCATCCCGGCGCGCAACGTGTCGGTGAGCATCTCCTGGCTGGTCGTCTGCAACTGGTCAGCGAGTTTGATGGTGTACGTGCGAAGATACTCCACGAGCGCAGGAGAGGTCATATCGAAGTCAATGCCGAGTCCGTAGTTGTCGTTTAGAGCGTCGCCCTCGGCGTCCAGTATCGCTTTGAATATGGGTCGCAGTTCCTCGGCTGTCAAGTTCTTCATCGCGCTGGAGCCGGCTAACCACCGCTCGATGAGGTCGGGGCGGTAGTCTTTGCCGGAGCCTCGACAAACAAGGCAAGGCGTGTTGATGAGCCCCACGTCCGTAGAGATGTGAGCGTAGCCTGTTCCCTTGCAGTCTGGGCAATCTTTCTGGTGGCCGGAGTGCTTCATGTGCGCGAGCATGATTTTCCGCTCATGCGCCCAGACGCGCCGCATCGCGGCAGAGATGCGATGCTCGAACCGTTTGAGCCGTCGATTCAGAGCGAGAATGACGCGCCGGCGTTCCGTCATACTGATTTTGCGCCCGCGGGGCCGTTTCACGACAGCCAGGACTGCGGCCTGGCTGTCAAAATGGCTCCTAGACCCTCCCAGCGGGGTTTCCGGGGCGATTAGAGCGTGAGCCGTGGCGTGTTCGTTCGCCTTGAGCGCCTCGGCGAGTTTCGCCGTGAGCGTTTCCGGATGCAGGCGCGCCTCCAACTCTACGCGGCTCGCTTCATGATGCGCTCGGTCATACGGTATCCCCGTCAGCATCAGCCCGCGCTCCGTCAATTCGTGAAGCGCGAAGAACGGCATCTCGGGCGGCTCATCCTCATCGTCGAGCCACATCTCGCCGGGCGGGATGAATGTCGCATAGACGAGGTCGTGGCCGCCTTCCGTGAAGTCGTCATCGTAGTCCTTGCGGATGAGGTCGCCGTCCACGAGCCAGCACATGACGTAGGCGTTGCTGTACGCGTCGATTTGCTCGAGGTGAACGCGCTCGGCGGCGTCCGGCGCATCCATCGGGCCACGATAGACACCGCCGGCCGACTGGCGCTCGTCGCGCTCTTTGCGGTCGGCGTATTCCAGCGCGTGGTCGTAATCGTCACCGCCGACCATCAGGCGGTACTCCGTCGCCATGTGGTCGATATAGAAGCCGTATTCATACGCGAACACGGAGTTGTCAATCCAGAACTCTTTCTCCGGAATGAAGAAGAACCGGTAGTGCTGGCCGAAGTTCGTGAAGTCCGTGTCTATCTCGCGACGGATGTAGTCGCCGTGGACAAGCCAGACTTGGAACTCGCCGCGTGTTTCGTAGAGATGGTCATGCGCCAACATGATTTCGTCCGGCGTGACCGTCTCCTCACCCGTGTCACCGGCGGCCCGAACAACCGCGTTGTCCACATGAACAACACCGTTGCCCACCCGTGCGGCTATCGTCTCGGCCAGACGTTCGGCGATACCGTCACGCGCCGCTTCCGCCAGAAAGCGGTCGGCCACCGTGACGGCGAGGTCAGCACGACGTTGTTTCATTGTTTCTTCCGTCCCCAGATGAACCACGTCAGCCCCATGATGATGGTGAACAGCAGAATGACGATGACTTTGACGAGACTCATCTCGCCTCCAATCGTTCCTTGATAATATCCATCGCGCTCCGCGCCAGGTTCTCGGCGAGCGTCTCTTCCTCTTCCTGCGCCATCTCCGGGTTCGGCACCGCGTTCGCGGTGATGGAACTCAGCGGCACCATCAGATTGCTCACGAGCGGGTCGTCGCCGCCGTCAACGGGTTCTTCGCCCAAGTCGGCGCGGGCCTCGTTGATGGCCAGGATGCCGGCGGCTGTGTAGGTCTTGCGCTCGTTCATCTCCAACTCTCGGTTCGCCGGCACCGGGTCTGAGAATGACAGGAATATCTTCTCGTCAAACAGCGGACAGAGCGATTGATTGATTTTTTCTTCCAGTTTCCGCAGACGGGGCAGAATGCCGTTCTTCGCGTGTCGGTAGTCGCCGACCTCGGCGTTAGAGCGCGAAACGCCTTGCGCCGTCAACACGGAAATGTTGACATCCAACGCCGCGCAGATTTCTTCTCTATTCAGTTTCCGCCAATCGACGTTCGCCATCTCCTGCATCGTCATCGTCGTCTTGACGAACTTAACGTCTGGCGGCAGGATGGCGGTCTTGCCCGCCTTGGCGTTGCCCTGATAGCGCTGGGAGAAGGTCTCCGCCAGCCGGTCACGCTCTACGGCGCTCACGTTCTCGCCGAGTTCCAGCACGCCGCCGACGTTGGCGCGGTTCGCAAATAACGCCTCCTCCAACTCGTACAACTCGCGGTTCGTGTAAATGGCATCGGAGATGCCTTGAACCGGGCCGAAGCCGGAGAAGAAGTTGCGCGGATTCGGGCGCCGGAAGTAGATGATTTCCTCTGGCGGGAACTCATGCTTCGCCCGCCCGCGCTCGTAGATGTAGCCCTTGATGAACGCGCTGGCGTCGGGTATCGGGTTGATGTACTGCGCGCAAACGGGCCATATCTCCGTCGGCACGCCGAGCGTCTTGTCGGGCGGTATCCACCAGTACGCCTCTCCGGTCAGGTCCATATCGACGATGGTCATGTACCACAGGTCCGACGCTTCAATCCACGGGTTCGGGTTGATGAGCAGGTCGATGAGCGGATGGTCCGTGATTTCATCGACATCGTCGGAGTTCTCCATCTTGACGACGAGGTTTGGGTTCGACTCCAGCCATTTACGGCGCGGGCGGTTGATGGATTTCGTGCGGCAGGTCGTGAACTTCTGGCCTGTCGTCTCTTTCGTCGTGTAGAGGTGCCACGGCACGGCGGCGCAGGTGTTGCCGTTCAGATTGACGCAGGTGTAAACCCACGACGTGAACTCATTCTGAATGAAGTCCTCTTTCGTCTTGGACTTCATGTTCATCAGGTCCGTGCCCCAATAGCGCCCCACGTTCCACGCGCTATTGTCAGTGTAATCGGGGCGGGCGCCACCGCCGCGGATGGCGGTGGAGATGCCGACGGAGTACATCTGCTTAATCCGCCCGGCTCGGTAGGCGAGCCATTCTAACCGACTGACGGTCGGTTTATCATTCGCGTTCATGGTGATATCCCCTTATGCGAACACGACGCTGAATTCCGGCGCATTGAGCCGCCGCCGCAAGTGCGTATAGATAGCGTAGCGTGCCGCGTCACACGTGTGATCGTCGAACTTGACCGGCTCGTCCAGCACCCGCTCGTCTTTGTCGGTTTTCCAACTGTAATGCTCGAACTCGCGGATGAGATTGACGCTCTGCGGGCCGGTCATGCGACGGAATCGCTTGACGAAGTCGATGCCATCGACCACGTCCTTCTCGGCGGGGTGGGCGTTGAACCCGGCGCGGTGTATCTCAACGATGCGGGCCGGTTCGGCGGCGTCGCAGTATATCTCCGGATTCTGGCCGATGTTCTGCGTCTCCATCCAGCGGATGAGATCGCCATTGGTCATCTGCTTCGCGTACAACCGCTCCGTCAGATAGACAGTCGGACGGTGGTCCGCGCCGAAGTCGGTCTTGTAATCCACCTGCACGACGGCGGTCTCGTTGTTGAAGCCGAAGTCGTTGCCGTAGATTGTCTCGTCCGGCGTGAACGGGCACCCGCCATCCACGACTTCGAGCGGGCCATAGATGCTCTCGACGCGCCCGCAGTATTCGCCGAGCGCGAAGATTTTGTACAGTCGGACATCCATCTTCTCCAGAGCGTTCAGTTCGTGGATATACGCGGCGTCTAAGAACGGGTTGTCTTTGTAGGTGGAGCGAATCCAGGTGACGTTGTCCGCCAGGCGCAACCGCTCGTTAATCCATCCATGCTCGTCCGACGGGTTGAGAGACAGGAATATCTGATTCACCTCGCCCGGCCCGTGCGGTCGGTTCATTCTGATGCGGAGTTCAATGAAGTCGTCCCACGTGAACTCGTTCGCTTCTTCGATGTGGACGTAGTTCCACTCCTCCGACCGGATGCGCTCCGGCATATCGACGGAAATGAAGCGCCAGACGTTGCCGTTCGACGGGTTCAGGATTGTGTGGGTTGATTTCTCGTAGATGAGATGGTCGAGCAATCCGTATTCACGCAACAGCGGCAACACCTTGAGTTCCAGCACCGACGAGCGCAGAGCGGGAAACGTCTTGCGCGTCGTCAGGAACCGGCGGTCCGGGCCTTCCTCCATGAAGCGCAGGATGAACAGTTGGATGATGCTATGCGATTTCGAAGAACGCGAGCCGCCGACGTTCACGACATACGGTGCGCGGCAAGCCGCGTTCCGCTTATAGACGGTCGTGACTTTCTTGATGAGGTCGCCGGCTCTCGGGCCTACGCTCATTTCGGCTACGCTGGTGCTCATTCTGGTTACAGCCCTAGCAGTTGACGCACACGCGGCAATGCGGTCGGAGCGACCGCGTCATTCGGGTGCTGGGCAATATGGCGTTGCAGGCAGGCATAGCGCCGTTTCCAGCCGCGCTTGGAGGCGACATGTCGCCGACGCTTCGGCTGGTCCGCCTTGCTTGACTTCTTGTTTCCGCCAGACGCGCTCTTGCCCATCAGTCGCCTCGTTTGCCTTCGTTGCCATTTCCGCCGTCGCCGTTGCCACCTTCGGGCGGCT